CAATACCCGCGGCCAGGCGGTGGTGTCGCGCTCGAAAACCGGCCGCAATCAGGTCACGGCGCCGATCTTCCTGCTGGTCCCGCAGGTCAAGCTGCCGAAGCGGCTCGATCTCGACCGGGACGCCGAGCGGGCGCTCGACAGCGTGCCGGGGCTGATCGTGGCCAACTGGGTGGAGGAGTGGCCGTTTTGATGGAGGGTTTGGGACGCTGGTGCTATTGACTGCAATCTTCTCGCGAAGCCTCCACGTCCAAGACATACACCGGGATCGCTTTCTCATTGTGACCGTATTTCGCGGCGGGATAGTCTGAACGCACGAGAGTTTCAGCTACGAGATTCAATCGCACCCCTGATGGCAGCAAGACTTCGCTTTCGTGGCCAAGCTTTGTACCCTTTCTCTTGAAAACGAAGCCTTGGGGCGCCGGACTAGAAATTCGCAACACAATCAGATCTAGTCGACCAGCATCATAAGCCTTGGCATTGAACTCCGCATTCCTCAAAGCCACTTGGGGACAAAGCGATGTCGAAAGCGGTCGCGAAGTGACCTGATACTGCCCGCCTGCCCAGAATCCGCCGTGAAACAGGCACTGGCCAAGAGCGAGGTGGGAGCCATAATGCTGTATCTCTTCGGAAACCGCATCCAGGCAGCTGTTCTTGATATCCTTCTGGTACAGCGAGATCGCAGCTGGTGTCTTTGACGGCATTGCGTTTTGCCATGCCCTGTACTCAGGGCTTTCCTCCAGAGCATTCTGGACGTGACTGCTCAGAGCATTGTCGACGCGAACATCCGCCATACAGACGGCGGCTGTGCGGGAATCGGAGATGCGGGCGATAAGTTCCTCTTTAATATGGGCCGGGCTTCTGTTGGCCATCATCTCTTCCTTCGTAGGAGGCCTCGTCCTCCACGCTTCGTAAGGTTTCGTGAAGGTTTCAACGAGCGGAAGATGAATAGATGGCGTCATGTTCAGATGCCTTGCTTCTGTTGCTTCAAGCCTTTCTTGGCAATAACCAATCGAGCAACACCAGCCTAGGCTGTCTTCAGCTTTCTCGGAAAATAGAACGTGCCCACCCCACGCGAAACCATCCTCGCCGCGCTGCATGCGCGGCTCTCGGCACTGCCCGCCACGGCCCTGCGCGGCGAGGTGCTGCCCGAGCGCGTGCCGACCGCAGGCCTCCTGATCCTGCGCGACGGCGAGCCGGGTGAGCCGGAGGTGACGCTGTCGCCACTGCGCTACCATTACCAGCACCGGGCCGAGATCGAGGCGGTCGTGCAGGGCGCTGCCCGTGACGCCGCCTTCGACACACTGATCACGAGCATCGGCACGGCGCTCGCCGCCGACCGCACACTGGGCGGGCTCTGCGACTGGGTCGAGGCGGAAGCGCCGCGGCCGGTCGACCTACCGGTCGAGGGCGCCGCCAGCCTGAAGGCCGCCGTGATCCCTGTGGTGCTGCACTATTCCACGGCCGATCCGCTCGGCTGACCCCGACAACCCGAGGAGAACACCATGGCACGAGCCCAGGGGGCGCGGGCGCTGATGGCGCTTGCGTTCGAGACGATCTATGGAACGCCGCCCGCCAGCGGCTTCACCCGCATGCCCTTCGCCAGCACTTCGCTCGGCGCGGAGCAGCCGCTGCTGAACTCGGAGCTGCTGGGCTACGGGCGCGATCCTTTGGCGCCGATCAAGGACGCGGTGACGGCGGACGGCGACGTCGTCGTGCCGCTCGACGCGGAAGCCTTTGGCTTTTGGCTGAAGGCGGCGTTCGGCGCGCCCACGACCACGGGTGTGGAAGCGCCGTATACCCACGAGTTCCAGTCCGGGTCCTGGACGCTGCCCAGCATGTCGATCGAGACCGGCATGCCGGAGGTGCCGCGCTATGCGATGTACTCCGGCTGCGTGCTGGACCAGTTGTCCTGGCAGATGCAGCGCTCGGGGCTCTTGACCGCAACGGCGCGGCTGGTGGCGCAGGGCGAGACGGTCGGCACGACCACCAGCGCCGGAACGCCCGCCGCGCTGGAACTGAAGCGCTTCGGCCATTTCAACGGGTCGATCGCCCGCAACGGCACGGCGCTCGGCAACGTGGTCTCCGCGGAGATCACCTATGCCAACAATCTCGACCGGATCGAGACGATCCGCTCGGACGGCCGCATCGACGGGGCGGACCCGTCCATCGCCGCGCTGACCGGCCGGATCGAGGTGCGCTTCGCCGACCAGACGCTGGTGACGCAGGCGATCAATGGCGAGGCCTGCGAGATGGAGTTCGCCTACGTCCTGCCGTCCGGCGAAAGCTTCACCTTCACTGTGCACGCTGTCTACCTGCCGCGCCCGCGCATCGAGATTTCCGGGCCGCAGGGCGTCCAGGCGAACTTCGACTGGCAGGCCGCGCGCGACGCCACGCTGGGGCGGATGTGCACCATCACGCTGATCAACGCCGTCGAGGAGTACTGAGCCATGCTGCGCCTTAACCTTGCCCGTGAGCCGTACTGGCTCGATCTTGGCCTCGACGTGCGCGTCCGGGTCGAGCCGCTGACCACGGCGCTGATGGTGGCCGCGCGCAGCGACCCGGCTGTGCGCAGCCTGCCCGAAGGAACCAGCGACGACGAGATTGCGGTGATCTTCGGCAAGGTGCTGGCAGAACGCGCCATCCGCGAGTGGGAGGGTGTCGGCGATGCCGATGGCAATCCCACACCGGTGACCCCTGAAGGGATCGCCGCGCTGCTCGACATCTGGCCGATCTTCGAGAAGTTCCAGATGGGCTATGTCGCGAAGGGTCTGGAGCTGGAAGCGGAAAAAAACGCCTCCGCGCCCTCGCCGACTGGGTCTATGGCGGGGGCGAAGGGTACTGCGCAGCCTGCGAAGGCGCGTGCCCGGACTGCCCGCAAATCCTGAACGCGCCGCATACGCTGGAAGGATGGCAGGTATGGGACCTGGCCGGGCGGCTGGGCGGTCAGATCCGCGCCGTGCCCGGTGTCGTGCTGGGCTGGGACATGAGCGCGGCACTGGCCATGGCCGAGGCGCTCGGGGTCGATCACCGCGCGGCAGCCGAACTCCTTCCGGTCATCGAGGCGGTGATGGCGCGGTATCTCAACGAGCAGATGGACGGCAGCAGGGAGGCTGACCGATGACAGAAAAACGCGTCAGCGTACGCCTGTCCGCAACTGGCGGGCGGCAAGTGAAGGCCGAGCTGGAAGGCGTGGGCGAAGCGGGTGCCCGCGGCTTTGGCCGTCTGTCGCGCGAGATGGAAGGTGCCAATGCACGGCTCGCGGCCTTTGCACGGCGTGCGCGGGTGGCGATGGCGGCAGCGGCGGCGGCCATCGCGGCAGCCGCCACGGCGATGATCCGCTCGGGGCTGCAGACGGTGGATGCCCAGGCCAAGTTGGCGGCCTCGTTGGATACGACCGTTGAAAGCATCCAGGTGCTCGAGCGTGCGGGCGATCTGGCCGGCGTGTCCATGGGTCAGATCGAGCAGGCGACGATCCAGCTTACCCGGCGCCTCAGCCAAGCCGCCGCCGGGACCGGCCCTGCGGTCGACGCCCTGACCCGGCTTCGGCTGTCAGCGGCCGAGTTGCAGGCGCTGCCGCTCGACCAGCGGATTGCGCTGATCCAGGACCGGCTGGCGGAGTTCGTGCCCGAGGCCCAGCGGGCGGCGGTGGCCTCGCAGCTCTTTGGCGATCGCGCGGCACTGGTGTTCACCCGGATCGACACCGCCACGCTGCGCCAGGCCACACAGGATGTGCGGGATTTCGGGGTGGTGGTCTCCGATCAGGACGCCGCCCAGATCGAGCGGACCAATGACGCCATCTCGCGGCTGGGGCTGATCTGGCGCGGGCTCTCGAACCAGCTCGCCGTGGCCGCCGCTCCGGCGCTGGAAGCGGTCGCGGATGCGATGGCCGCTGTCGCGCGCACCACCGGACCGCTTGGCATCGCCATCCGCACGCTTTTCGAGAACCTAGGACGGCTGACAGCCTATGCGACAGGCATCGCCGCGTTGATGGCGGGACGGTTCGTCGCGGCCAAGATCGCGGCTGCTGCCTCTGTCAGGGGTCTAGCCATGGCGCTGGTCATCCTGCGCGGCGCGCTGCTGCGTCTGCCATTGATCGGACTTGTGGTCGCGGCGGGCGAACTGATCCACTGGTTCGGGCGGCTGGTGCGCGGCGCCGGTGGGTTTGGCAATGCGCTCTCGCTGCTCGGCGATCTTGCCCGCGAGGTCTGGGAGCGCATGCAGCTGGGTGCGGTTGCCATGGGGCTGGCGATCATGGCGGCTTGGGCTGACATCAAGGCCGCCATCGCCGAGGCGTTGCAGGCCTCGCTCGAAGCGGTGGTCGGATTTGGCAACGCGGCACTGAACACCTTTCAGGGGGCGTTTGAGGCGATCAAGGTGCTCTGGGGCGCGCTGCCCTCGGCCATTGGAGACTTTGCCTTCCAGGCGGCGAATGCGCTGATCGCGGGCATCGAGGCGATGCTGAATGGCGTCGGGCGGCGCATCAACGGGTTTCTGGACGGGATCAACAGCGGGCTCGAAGCGCTGGGCATCGAACGGCGCGTCTCGCTGATCGGCAACCTGGAACTGGGCCGGATCGACAACCCCTTCGCGGGATCGGCGGCCGAGGCCGGAGCCGAGGCACGCGCGGCGTTTCAGGCGGCCTTCAATTCCGAGCCGATTGCGATGCCGGATTTGGGGCTTGGGAGCTATGCCGAGGAGGCCCGTTCCCACGCCGAGGACCTGCGCGAAATCATAACCGGCGTGGTGGACGCAGCAACCGCGCCGCTCGAGTCCGTCGCCGCCCTGCGCGAGGCTGTCGCCGCGTCCGGTTCGGATGCCGAAGATGCACTTACCGCCGCGCGCACTGCTGCCGAGGGTCTGGGGGACGCCATCGACGCCACCGGCGAGGCAGCAGGTCGCGCGGGCGGGGCCGGTCGCGGGGCCGGTCAGGCCCTGCGCGCGGCGGCCGACACGGCGCGGGATGCATGGGAGGCGACTGCCGATGCTGTCCGCACCGCGCAGGAGCGCTCGCGCGAGATCGCACAAGGCCTCGCGCAGGATATTGTCGGTCCGATCAAGGAGGCGTTGAAATCCGGCGAGTTCACCTGGGAGACCTTCGCCAGCGCCATCTCGCGGATCGCCCAGAATCTCGCGAACCGGCTGATCGAACTGGCCTTCAAGCCGATCGAGAACGCAATCATGCGCGCTTTCTCGGGCATGGGCGGCGGTGGCGGGTTCTTCGCGAGCCTCTTCGGCTTCGCCAAGGGCGGCGTTTTTGCCGGGGATCAGGAACTGACGGCCTTCGCGCGCGGGGGCGTGGTGAACCGGCCAACGGTGTTTCCCTTCGCGCGCGGCATCGGGCTGATGGGCGAAGCCGGGCCCGAGGCGATCCTGCCGCTGCGGCGCGGCCGCGACGGACGACTGGGCGTAGAGATGAACAGTGGCCCGGCACAGCCTGCACAGGATATGTCGACGCGCATCATCAACGTCCTCGACCCGTCGGTGGTCGGCGACTACCTCGCCACGCCCTCAGGCGAGCGGGCGATCCTGAACGTCATCCGCCGCAACCGGAGTGCGCTGAATGCCTGAGGTGGGAGGCCCACTGCCATTCTGGTCCTTCCCGGCGGCGCAGGAAATCAACGAGGTGCTAGAATGGCGCACCGATGTGCTGCCATCGCGCGCGGGCGAACAGCGCATCGCGCTCCGACCACGACCGCGGGAGATCGTCACCTTCCGGCACAGACTCGACGCGCTGGGGATGGCCCGGGCGGCCGAAACGGCGCGGGACGGGTTTGCCGGAGACTGGCAGGTCCCGCTCTGGCACATGGCGCTGCAGCCCGGTGCCGATCTGGTGCAAGGCGCGACCGAGATCCTGCTCGACACAGGGCTGGCGGATTTCCGGACAGGAGGGCTCGCGACAATTGCGGTCGATGGCCGTGAGGCGGCGGCGGTGGCCATCGCCAGTGTTCAGCCGGACCGGCTGATCCTGGCGGAGCCTCTGGTGCTGCAACTGCCCAGTCCGGTGGTTGCTGCGCAGCGCATGACAGTCGCACCGATCCGCGTCGGTGTGCTGACCTCGACCATCGAGGTCACCCGCCGCAGGCAGAGCGATGGCACGGTCAGTGCCAGCTTCCTGCTGCGAGATGCGCCAGACCTCGCAGCACCGGTGCTGCCGACCTATCTCGGCCGCCCGGTACAGACCGACCCGAGCGTGGTGCGCCGCCCGCTCTCCGCCAGCCTGCGGCGCGCGGTGGAATACGTCGACAATAGCTTCGGGCCGGTCGTGGTCGAACCCATGCGCGATGTATTCGAACGCAATGAAACGATCACGCTCAAGGCACAAGGCCAGACCGCACGCCAACTCCTGCGCCGCTGGCTCTGGTCACTTCGTGGACGGCAGGCCAGCTTCTGGCTGCCGACCTGGGGGTATGAGCTGCAACTGCGCGCGGCTATGACTTCGGGATCGGTGCTGATGCGCGTCGCCCCGGTTGCGCCCATCGCGGCCTATGTCGGTCGCCCGATCATGCTGGAAATGCCCGGCGCGCTGCGGTTCCGGACCATCAATGCCGCAATCGAGGACGGGCCCGACCATCGCCTGACGCTCAGCTCGAACCTCGGCGAGCCGGTCCCGCTCACAACCAAGGTGCATTTTCTGACCGCGATGCGCGCGGATGCCGACCGTGTCGAGATCCAGCATGGTGCTGTCACCAGCGAGGTGACGTTACCTGTCATCGAGGTGTCCGCATGACCTATTCCAGCATCGAGTCCTCGGTCGCCGAAGGCCGACCCTATTTCCTCTACCAGTTCGCAGAGGGCGATCAGGTCTCGCGATTCACCAGCCGGGCTGCGGCCTTGACCAGCGCGGGGAGCGGCGGGACGGAGATCACCTGGGAGCCTGCCGACGTCGCCCATGGCGATGTTGTGCAGACGAGCGAGATCGAGCGCGGGCGACTGGAACTGACCTAGCCGCTCTCGCATCCCTTCGCGCGGCGGTTCCTGGCACCCTTGGGCAACACGCCCGTGACGCTGACCATCTTCCGCGGACACGAGCAGGTGCTGGGCGAGACGGTGGCGCACTGGAAAGGACGCGTGGTTGGCGCCGAGGTCGAGGGGCAGCGCATCCTGCTGCAGGCCGAGTCGATCTTCAGCACCCTGCGCCGCGCCGGTGTGCGGGCGAAGTATCAGCGGCTTTGCCGCCATGCGCTCTACGGTCGCGGCTGCGGCCTCGACATCGCGCTCTATTGGCTGACTGGCACGGTGACGGCCATATCGGCCAACACCCTGAGCGTGACGATCCCCGAGGCGGCCGGGCAACCCGATGGCTGGTATCGCGGTGGCGTGCTGCGCTTTGGCGTGCAGCTTGGCTTTATCACCGGCCATGCCGGAGCAGTGCTGACCCTCTCGCGCCCGATGCCGGATCTGGCTGCAGCTATCGCCGCACCAGAGATCGATCCGGAGACCGGTGACCCTCTGCCTGTCCTCGTCGACATCGCCCCCGGCTGCGATCTGCGCGCGGCCACCTGTGCCGCGAAATTCGGCAACCTTCTGAACTTCGGGGGCTTCCCCGAGATCCCCGGCCGGAACCCGCTCGGCGGCGGCTCCATCGTCTGAGGTGCCCTCATGGTCTGGACCTTCATTGCACGGCTCGTTCTCGGGCTGGTGCTCTCGGCGATTTCCTATGCGCTGAGCCCGCGCCCCAAAATCGAGAAGCCACAGGCGGCGGGGCTTGATGATTTCTCGCTGCCCACCGCCGAGGAAGGGCGAGCGATCCCGGTGGTGTTCGGGACGGTGCTGATCACCGGGCCGAATGTCGTCTGGGCAGGCGATCTCAAGGTCGATCCGATCAGGAAGAAAGGCGGGAAGAAGTGACGCGCGTGACGATCCAGGACTTGCGCAACGCGCGCTATTGTCTCGCGGGCGTGCGTCCATGGTTTCGAAGGCATGGGCTCAGCTGGCAGGAGTTTCTGGAACACGGCATCGCGGCCGACCGACTGCGAGCCACCGGCGACGCGCTGGTCGAACCCGTGATCGAGGCGGCCGAGACACGGGAACACACGCATGGGCGGTAGCAAAAAGCAGACCGTCGGCTTTCGCTATTCGCTGGGGATGCATCTGGCGCTCTGCCATGGGCCGATCGATGCCATCCGCGAGATCCTCGTCGACCGCCGCACGGCCTGGTCTGTCACGACCGGCGTCGGCGTTTCGGGCGGCGGCGCGGCCGTGGAGACGCGGATTGGCACGGTCGCGGGCATGGCGGCAACCGCAGCGCTGGCAGGCGATACCGGCGCTACGATCACCTTTCCCGGCACCCTCGCAGGGGTGCGCATCGGGCAGGAGTATCGCTTGCGCCTCGCTAACGGCGCCAGCCTGACCATCACGCTGCAAGGGGTGAGCCTTGATGCGGAGTTCACGATCACCAGCTGGACCGTGCTGCCGGAGACCCTGAGCTTCCCCGCGCAATCGGTCAATGTGTTCGAGGCGACCAGTGCTGCCAGCAATGCCGGCGCTGGTGGTGGGCGCATCCGGATCAACAAGCCCGACCTCTTCGGGGGCGAGAGCCGCGAGGGGGGTATTCGCGGCGATGTCGATGTGCTGATGGGCGGGCCAGGTCAGGGGCAGAACGACTATCTGAGCGCCCGCATGAACGGCAATGTGCCCGCCTATCGCGGGCTCTGCTCTCTGGTACTGCGACGGGTCTATCTGGGCATCAACCCCTACCTCAAGCCTTGGGCCGTGCGGGTCACCCGCGTGCTGACCGGCGAGGCGGGGGCGGCGCAATGGTATCCCGAGAAGGCCCCGATCGTGCCCGAGGCCAATATCTCGGACGCGGCGATCTACATCACGCTCGATGTCTCGGGTTCGATGTCGGGCACGCGCATGGCGGCCCAGAAGGCAGGCGTGGCCGCGTTGATCCGCGAGATTGGTGCCAGCGTCGATCCCGACCGCCCTAACGACATCCGCATCGTGCTCTGGAACGCAGGCGTCGCAGGATCGATCGAGCGCCGCAACATGGAACCCGAGGATTACGAGGCACTCGAGGCCTGGATGCTGGCGCTTTCGAACAGCACTTCGGGGGGCACAAACTTCAACGCGGCCTTCGCAGAGGCCAGCACCTTCTTTGCTGGCGGCGGATCCAAGCGACGGATCGTCATCTTCGTGACCGATGGCGAACCCTCGCCCATCTCATCAGTCGATGCGGCCGAGGCCACCATCGCCAGCCTGCCGCCCGTCGACATCTTCGGCTTCAATATCGCGCTGGCGGACACGAGCTATACCGCGCGCATCGACAACACGCCTGTGGACGGGGTGCCGGTGATCCCGCCCGGCAACCCGCAGGCGCTGGTCGCCTCCCTGCGCGGGGCGTTCGGCAACGGGCCGGACATGAACCCGGCCCATATCATCCGCGAATGCCTTACCAACCGCGACTGGGGTCTGGGTTATTCAACGGTTGAGATCGGGGCCAGTTTCACGGCCGCTGCGGACACGCTCTACACCGAAGGCTTCGGCCTCTCGCTGATCTGGCAGCAGGATTCGTCGATCGAGGACTTTATCGCCAGCGTTCTTGACCATATCGACGCGACGCTCTTCATCGATCGCCGCACCGGGTTGTGGGAGTTGCGGCTGATCCGGGCGGATTATGTGGCGGGCAACCTGCCGCTTTTTGACGAGACCAATGTCGTGGACTGGGGCCGTCTGGGGCGCCGCGCGCCGTCGGATCTGGTCAACAGCGTGACGGTGCGGTTCACCGATGCCTGGACCGACGACACGGGGGCGGTCAGCGTGACCGACACGGCGCGGGTGCAGGCCATGGGCGAGGTGATCGCGACCACGCTTGATTATCCGGGCATCCGCTACCAGGGGCTGGCAATCCGCGTGGCCGAACGCGACCTGCGGGCGCTTTCCGTGCCGCTGCTCACGGGCGAGATCGTGGTCAACCGCGAGGGGGCCGACCTCGGGCCCGGCGATGTGATCCGGCTGCGCTCGGCCCGGCTGGGCCTCAACGACGTGGTCATGCGCCTGTCGGAAATCGGACAGGGCGACGGGCGCGACAACGGCATCCGGCTGAAGCTCGCCGAGGACGTATTCGCGCTGGGCGCCACCGCCATCGCAGGCGGGCGCATGCCAACCGGCACCGGCGTTGCCGCCCTGCCACGGGCGCTGACCCGGCGCATGGTCGAGGAGGCTCCGTACTGGCTGCTCGTCCGCGAACTGGGCCACAGCGAGGCCGACCGCATCCTGTCGGAGGATCCGGATGCGGGCACGCTAGTTGCCACCGGCGAACGCCCCAGTGCCGACGCGCTGGCGGCGGAACTCTGGATCGACCCCGGCACCGGACCCGCGCAGGAGGGCGTGGTCGGTTTCGCGCCCACGGTCCTACTCGCGGCGGACATCACGGACCACCCGGAGGCGCGCGTTATGCCCGTCACCGGGTGGCGCGATATCGGCGAAGTCGGCATCGGCACGCTGGCGAGTCTCGGCGGTGAACTGGTGCGTGTGGACGGGATCACGTCCACGGCTATCACTGTGGGCCGCGGATGCCTCGATTCTGTGCCGCGCGCGCATGTGGCGGGCACGCCGGTGATCTTCTTCGACGAGGCGGCGCGGATTACCGAAGACGCATGGGCTGCTGGAGAGACGCTGGCGATCCGGCTGCTGCCTGAAACCGGGCGCGGCACGCTTGCCTTTGCGCTGGCGCCCGAGGACAGCGTGACGCTGGACCGTCGTGCCATCCGCCCGCTGCCGCCCGGTCGGGTGCAGGCCAATGGCAGCTATGCGCCGGATGTCGATGCGCTGGTGGCAGGCGGCGTTGAACTGACCTGGACACACCGCGACCGGCTCACCCAGACCAGTCCGGTGATCGTCGACCACACCGCGGCCTCAATCGGGCCGGAGCCGGGCGTCGGTTATGCGCTCGAGCTGCGCTGGATCGACCCCGACACTGGCGCAGCGCTCATGCCGCCGGGCATCACCTTCGACGCAGGCAGCGGGATAAGCTGGACGCTGCAACCCGAGGACATCCCCGAGAGTGGCGCACCCGAGCGCACGGCCGAAATCGACATTGCCGTCCGGGCGCGGCGGCTGGTCGATGGCACCTGGCTCACCGACCGGGAAGCACGCCCTTTCCGCCTCACCGCGCCCTTCGCCGCTGGCTGGGATCGCGGCTGGGGGTTCCTCTGGGGCAGCTGAGTTCCGCAACAACCTTCATCACAAAAAGTGAGACCAAGCATGGCGGAACGGATCATGCCGGGACTGGGGCTGCGCGCCTTCTACGAGCCCGGCCAGCGCAACTGGGGCACCAGCGTCAGCGAAGACCTGCGCGCGCTGTCGGTGCTGGTGCAGGCCCGCGCGCTGTCGCGCAGCGCGGCTCTGCCCGGAAGCGGGAATGCGGGCGATATCTACATCGTGCCCGAAGGTGCGCCCGCCAATGCCGGCGCTCTGGCGCTCTGGGACGGGGAGCCGGGAAGCGAGACATGGGTGTTCCTATCACCCCAGCCCGGCTGGCAGGTCTGGATTTTCGACGAGGCGCGGCATGTGCGGTTTGACGGCACGGCATGGGTCGAGGTGCCCCGCCCAGGTATCGTGCAGATCCGCACGCTCACGGCCACCGCGCACACGCTGGAACCGATCGATCTTGGCAGCATTCTTGAAACCACGGGCGCTTCCAGCGTGACCTTGACGATCCCCGAAGAGGCAAGCGTCCCTTTCGAGATCGGCTCGCTGGTCAACGTGACGCAGATCGGTGCCGGGGTGGCAACGGTCGCGGCCGCGCCCGGGGTGTCGCTCAATGGCGTCACCGGCGGCTCGATCGCGCTCGATGGCCAATGGTCGGGCGTCGCCCTCGTCAAGCGCGGGGCGGATGCCTGGACCGTTCAGGGCGCGCTGGCGGGAGCGGTTGCATGAGTCTGCTGATGATGCGCGCCGCGATCCTGGCGCAAGGCGGGGAT